ATAGTAGCATTTGTTCCTGAATTATTTAAAGTATATTGTCCAATGTTTTTTTGTTTACCATCTACAAAAAATCTAACGAAAACTTTATCTCTTGGACGTACAGCTAGTTCAAGAGTATTAGTAGTAGATGCTGTTAATTCACCAGTTTTAATATATGTATGTTCTGATCCAGATACATAAAAGCTATTATTAGCGTAATGTCTAGCATCTAAAAGTTGGTTTAAAGTAACATAAAAAGGTGCTTCTGGAATTTTATTAAGAAGAGTAACTCCGTCTGTATTTGTGTTTGTAATTTTTACAGTATCAGTAGCAGTAGCAGAACCTACAATAGGCTGACTAAGTGCTGTAATAGTTCCAGCAAATCCTACAAAGTTCAATAAACCTTGTTGTTCTGTTTTTTCTTTAATTGGTATAGTTATATTGTCTGTACCTTTTAGTGCTCCAAAAACAGCGGCATCATTAGCATCTAATAAATGAGTTTGAAAATTTTCATCAAATAGCTGACCAAAACCTTTTAAAGTAAATTGTATATTACCATCGGATGTACCTCCACCAGTATCTACAAGATTTACAGCAGTGCATAGTAATTTTATCTCACCTATACGACTAGAAAAACCATTTTTACCTGCTAAAGTTACAGGATTTACTTCTCCTATAAGTACATTAGCAGTTTCTACATTTAGAGTTTGCCCACTACTTCCTGATAAACTTCCATTTGCTACTAAAGAAGATCCAGAAGGTTTAGATATTTCATAATCAGTAACATAAGTAATTCCAAATCCTTCTAATTCTGTAGAGGACCGTAGTAAACCATCCATACTAACAGAACCATCTAAAGATCGTCTAGGATTAAGGGTAAAAGTAAAGTCTGGAGTAGGAGGTACTGATAAGGCAGATTGAATATCAGTATAGGCGGTAGGTTTATAATCAATAAAACTATCTGAATCTACATATACATTAGATATATACTCAACAGCTTGTAATTTAACCTCTTCATCATCCATTTCTCTTTCTATTTGCGTTACTTTAAATAGTTTATCACTTTTAGCTCTGTATATATCTCCTTCAGATTCTATCTCTCCAAAAGTCCATAAATCTCCCTTAGTAGGAGCTGTATTAGCAGTAAAAGCAGAATAGTCATCCCATACCCTAGTAATAGGGTTATATCTTTTAATAGGATTTACAATAGCATGATCTATACCAGAATTAACAGCATCAGTCTTAGTCAGTTCAAAGCCCTTACCAGGTGATGTACCTCCTGTTCCAGTTGTTCCATCAGAAAGCATATACACATCAATCTTATCATTAACCATTTTTATAACTCTGAGTACTAAAGGACCCGTATTAGCAGTAAAATTTGTAGAAGCTAAAGAAGGAACAGTATAGTGTTCTAAAAATACATTAGTATTACCTGATTGAACAGGAGAATCTGCTCTTATCTTACCACCATAACCATATGCTACACCATTAGCCTGTTGTGATACTGCAATTACATCTCCAGGCACTAGTTGTAGAGCGTCTGTGCTAGTGGTAAAATTACAAGTTCTTCTTAAGTATCTAGAAGAAGCAATCTGATATTGAGCATATCTAAGAGCTTGCCCTCTTCTAGTAACTCCTGGTATATCTAATGATGATAAGTTTTCTATTTCAGTTTTTCTAATACCATCATTACTTCCTAATTGATCTATACGTACAGTTTCTCTTTTGTAATGATTACCAGGTTCTATATAGCTAATATCTACACCTGTTAGTACATCACTTTCTTTATTACCAGCTATTATAAAAGTATTTTCTTTTATATTAGTCTCATTAAATACCATTACAGGAGTCTCATCAGGTAAATCACAAGCTAAAGTTATTTTACCATGAGCATATATTATAGCACCTCTAAAACTAGAAGCTAAGGCATTAAGAGTATCAAATGATTGTTTTTGATCAGCAATTATAACATCTAATGTAAATCTTCTTTCGTTGATCTTTGTACCTTGAGCTATTCCTAATTGATTTTCTCGCACACTTGTAAAAGTATTTCTAGGTTTACTTCTAAAAGTGCCATCTGCAATACCATTTACTCCTTCAAAATTACCAGTAGTGTAATCACAAGCATCACAGTACTGTGCTATTTGATAAAATCTATATTTATCAATATTAGTCTCAGGTACACCAAGTCCATAAGTTTTATTTGTTAAAATATCATATATAATCCAAACAGGATTTTGTGACCATGAATATACAAAAGTACCGTCCCAGGTGCCTTTATAAATATTTATATTAGCACTAGTTTGTACCGCTGTCCCTGTTTGTTGCTGAAAATAACCTGCGGTAGCAGCACTATCACTACCTGTAGCAGGGACTTCTATATGTCTCCAATCAATCTCTCCAGTAACTAAAGTAGGTTGATTATAGTTTGAAGGAACTTTAATTAGCAATCCTTTAACTAAACTTGTAAAAGTAGGAATACCACTATGCTCGTCAGTAGCTTTTAGAGCAAAACCTATATGAGCAGTTCTAGGATATGCTTGTGGAGAATTTTCTATTTCATTCCAGCCAAGTAGTCTTATGTCATCAGTTGTACCTGAGCTAGAAGAATCAGAAGAACTTTTACGTATTGAAAATCTATATCCGTTTGTACTTTTACTAGCTTCTGGTATTTGAATTTTTATAGTAAATTTAAAAGAAACAGTTGTTTTACCGCTTATACTTCTACTAGCACTTGCAATTTGTGTAGTACCTGCACTATTAAATACAGTTACCTCTACACTTAGACTGTGTCTTAATACGTCACCTTCTTTAGTAATTCTTTGTAATGATCCTATAACAAATTGAAATTCTAAAGCATCCCAATCTTTACTAGAAGTTTCTTGTAATGTAACTCCAGAAGCAGGTATCCCACTACTTCCATTTTTTAAACTAACAGGAGAAGCAAAGTTTTGTGGGGTAGTAGTAGTTTCACCAAATACATCTAATCTACCTTGCACTGTTGTACCAGTTGTAGATAATACTTTAAATTTTTTAGTTTGTTCAAGGCCATCACCATCTAAATTAACTAAGTCATCAATTGTATTATCAGCAAGTTCTATATCTTGTGGACCATTAGGGTTAATTCTATATACAGGCCCTTCTCCTAATCCTACTACCACAAAAAGAATATCAGTAGAAAATAAACTTTGAGGATGTTCTACAGGAGTATGAGGTTCTTGCCCACCACCGCCGCCCTTACCTCCTTTTGCTCCTCGTATTTGAGGAACAAGAGTATTTGAATAATTAATAAAATTTTTACTCTCCATCAAACTGCGCTCCTACACTAATTTGGTCTCCGCTACCATGAGGTATAGAACTTATATAACCACTTAAAAATTGACCAGCTACTCTATGTTGGCCGTATATTAAAGCAATAGGAGTACCACTTTCAGAACTATTAGTTAGACTACCAAACATTCCATTATCTCTAGTAGTAGACTCTGTAGTTTTTTGTTGTTGTCTAGCAGCAGGAGACTTAGTAAACATTCTTCCTATAATAGACATACCTATATTTAAAGCCATACTGCCTAGCATACTCATACCTTTACCTGCAGCAAGAACACCTTTCATAGCAGCACCCAGTTTAGCTGCTGCTAATTGACCTCCGGGAGTTATAGCTAATATTAAAATAGCAGCAATTAAAAACATTTTTCTACCTGATTTACCACCACCACCGCATATATTAGGAACTAAATGTATAGTATCTCCATCTTTAAAATGTTTAAGTTCTAACATTTCTTCAGTAATCTCTTTTAAATCACTGTCAAGTAAAGAAAAAGATTCATCAGATTCACCAGAACCAATTTGTGTCATATACTTAGAAAACGTAGGATGCATAGCTTTAAGATAATGCATAATATCTGCAGCAATATACGCATCAAAAGTATATATATTTTCTTCAAAAAATTTATTATATGCTGAATGTATTTTAAGATTAATTAACAAGATGTTCTTCCTTAAACTCATCAAATATGAGTGCGTCTACGTTATGATCTAACCAATATATAAAAAATTTATTGTTAAAACCTACTAAAAATTTATATTCTTGAAAAGCTGCGCTTACTTTGTCTTCTCTGCTAGGTATAGGATTATCTTCGCCAGGATGTGAGTGAAAAATACCCCATATATTATTATCATTTCTAACTAAATCAGCAGGATCTAATATGAATGTTGTTTTAGGGTATGGAGAAGTATTAGTACAAGGGATATAAGTAAAATCATTAGTTACTATTCCTACACATTCTCTAGGATAATCTAGCATAGCATGTGCATTCATATCTTCTTTTAGTTTTGTAAATCTTTCCATCTATATATCCCCGTAGTATATTGTTTATAGTAGTTTCCGTAAGGAGCAATCCAACTTGTATGCTTAATCATAGTTTGTAGTATTTTATTTCTATCTACATATAAAGCGCAGTGATTAGTTACATTTGTAGAACCTAAACTCATAGTTATAATATCATAAAGCTTAGGTTCTTTTACTTTTATCCAACCAGTTTCTTTATTTGCATTTATCTCAAATAATCTTTCATGTGTTTTATTATACCAATCTTCGTCTACTATATTACAATAATCAGACGTAGAATAAGGAATATCTATATCTAACTCATTTAAGTACACTAATTTACAGAGATTAAAACAATCAATCCCAGTCTCCGCATTATTACCTAAATGTAAATATGGAAAATCTTTGTATTTATTATACCAAGCTGTCATGTCTATAAATCGAATGTATACTCTCTATCCAATAGTCTGATAGAGTCTCCACACGCGAAATTCCCCCTTCTTCGATGTGTAACATTTTAGATGGCATTAAGTACATTCCAAAATGTATTATTAAATTTGTTTTTTCTGACTTAAATGCTATTACATCATAATCTTTAGCATTTGTCAAACTTACTTTTTTAGCACATTGAGCTGCCCAATTATCTATACTAGTTGTTGTAAATTCTTTAATCCATTGCTTAGAATGGGGGTATTCTGGCAAAGAAAATTCTAAATTTAATTTCATATAATAAAAGTTTTTAATTAAGGTAATACAATTTATTGTATCATAGGAATGAGATAATCCTATAAAGTCTCGTACCATGAAGCAAACTCCGGAAAAGTATTTACAAAAGATTCTTTACGTAATACATCTAATCTTTCAGTTTCTTTTTTAAATGTAGGAAGTAAAAAAGAGTCATCAGTACTAACCATAAAAGATAGCCAACTTTTAATTTGTTCTAGATCATGCCTAGTTAGTAATTTTTTATAATCATGCGTAAATTTTTTATATAATTTTATTATATCTTGTTTAGACTGTTTAGGTAGACAAGTAACTTTTTGATTAGATGGCTCAATTAATGTTGTACCATAAAAATCAAAATTATTACGTTTACACCAAAGTATAAGATCTGGCATAGATGTTATACTGTATATGCTTATAACAGCACTTATAGTAGTTATATTGTTCTTAAACATAATAGCATGTTTTTCGAATTTAGACCAGGATAATCCCTTTCTAGAATACTCTACGCGACTTCCATATCCGTCTACACTAGGCCATAAAGATACTTTTTTAAAGTGAGCCCATAGCTCAAGTAAATTATATTTTTTAAATTTAGAATAACTTAAATTAGTATTATAACTTATATGTATATTCTTAGCATAACCAGATTCTATAAGTAATGTAAGCATTTTATAGTGACCTTCCTGTATAAAAGGCTCACCTCCTGCAAAATATACTTCTTCTAGGTTAGGAATAAATTGAGGAACGTCTGTCCAGAAATTTTCATTATCTGTGTAATGATCTGTAGTTTTAGCCCATCCTGTTTCTAATGTATCTTTATACCAACTAGTAGAAGCATCTGGACCACACATTCTACATTTAAAATTACATAAATTACCAAATCTAATATCCAAATATGTAGGTTTATTATCTAAACTTCCATCTTCATTAGTTTGGGATTGTAAATATACATTTTTTATAAATCTATTATTTACTTGTAATCTATTACTACCACTACCTTGTTTTTCTTTATCATAACATGCTTTTATACATTCTGTTGGTATTTTATTTTTTAAGAAATCTAAACGTGTTTTTTTATATTGAGCACTATTCCATATGTCGCCTAAGGATTGATCATAGGTTCCTACTATAGTAGCATTTGTTTGAAATTCTGAATGACAACATAAATAAAAATTACCTGTTAATCCTCCAAAAATATGCATCCAAGGAAGTATACAACCTTTAATTTTACTGTTTGGGGATTGTACGTCCTGTTGCAGGGAAGCCTCCAAAATGTATAGAGTTATTTCTAAGAGTACAAGCTAGTATATTTTTACCACATATATCACCCTCTGGTCCAGAAGCTACTTGGTTATCTGTCCCTATAGGATTATTATTAGCAGTTAATGTGGTTCCTGGTATAGTACCTCCTCCAGGACCAGGATATTGACACTCTTCTCCTTTATATTGCCATTGACAAGTATTTTTATAATACTTACGTCTAGGAGTTACTTGTTTAAAATACTGAAGCCAAGTAACTAAGCCAAAAGCTGCGGTAGTGTCTCCTAAAGATTCTAATTGATCTATTTTAAATCTATCTTCTATATAAGATTCAGTATCCACATCATTATTAATAATATAAACTTCGTCACCTATAGAAGTATTAGCGTCTAAAGTATTAGATAAAAATAAAAATCTATTCTCTTCTATGCTATTAATAGTAGCACTAGTAGAACCACCAGATGTTTTAATGCTATCACCTACTCTATAAGGCATAGAATTATACACTTCTATAACATTACCTGAAACAAATTTAATAGAACTATGCTCAGGCCATACATCTAAAAAATTAGCAAAAGT